CTATCTTAGTTCGGCCTATAAGCTTTCTTATATAAGTATCAATGCCTTCTTTATACTCAATAATCTCCGTACTTGATTTAAGGCCATTGACCTCAGTGAAGCCAACAGATCCATCGGCCGGAAGAAAAAGGCCCGTGGCCGAGCTAACTTGGAACGAAAATACGAGCGCCGGGTCATCCCGCAAAGCGCCGAGGCTAATAGGGGTAGGCATCCTAATACTCCTTTAGGTCGTGCTGATGCTAACGCCAGAAGGGCTGATCAGTACAGAGGCCACGAGTTTTTCCATAAAGAGACCAAACTGATTGAGCGTGAGTTCCAGGTGGACGGTCAAGGCCGCTTTCTCAGTCGGACTGGTCGTAGTGTCATCGCACTTGACGATATACGCCTGCTGCTTGGGCAAACCAAAGGCGCCCTGATTCCAGAGGATCTCACACAAGTTGCTGAAGATATTCCGGACGACTGAATAAGTGTCCTCATTAATACTTCCGCTAACAAATAGCTGAGGCATAAGTCGTTTATCGGCTTCTTTGCGCAACCAGTGAAGACCGTTAATCACTGTCACCAGATGAAGGCCATCCTCTTGTCTCCAGAGGGTCCGAGCACCCATGTGCCGAATACCTGCCTCTGGATATTTTCTGGCGACGCAGACCCCGATAGGATTTAGCAGACCATGCTCTGTATCCGTGCAGTTATAAACCAGATCAAATGGGCCTCTCTCCTCAAAGCGGTTAGCGGGTGCAGCGGCCGGCCCAACATTTAGAGCAGCAATGGCAAACTCTGCCATGACATAGCCTTCAGGAGAAATCTCACGGACGTTTATACCATCTGAGTCAATGATCTTTCTCCAAGGCCAGACCAACTCCATCTCATGGGAGTTGCGGAAGAGTTTATTTTCTCGGTAATCTGAGGCAGCATCAGGATCTCGTATAGAGGACGGCATGCCACAGATAAAGGTCATGTCAGATCGGAGATCACCATAGTCAATGGCACTTTGGCTGGTAGTAGGTGTAGCTACGGCCGCACCATAAGCCCCAGGGATAGCCCAAAAAGCCACGTCTTTCACATCGTCGAGGAGGTACATACCACTCTTTGGTACAACCGATGAACCTCGATATGTATTGGCACCAGATCCATGACCCGGCTCTGCTACTCCATCTACACCACCAGTACAAGAAGTCTTTAGAGTAGGAATAGGAAGGATAGACCAGTAGCTAGCCACCCCACCATAATAGGTGGTTCCAGAAACGCCACCCAAAATAACAGAAACACCAGCAAAAGCCACAGGGTCTGTGATCTTTATAATACGATCGGCCCCAGCTGTAGCACCCTCTACCTTTATTGTAACAGTCATGTCTGTGGCATCGACTGAACCAGCGTCAGAGTCAATGACAGTCACAATTTCTTGCCTAGTAACGGCGATCATATTTGCCGTATCCCCTGTAGCAGGGGCTGACGCGCCAATAGCTATGCCCATAGAGGCCAAAACGTCTGCATGAGTACCAGCGGCAACCTCTACAACAGCGCCAAGCCCGTAACGAGTGCCAAGAAGGTCAACGTTGGCGCCATTGACGACAAATGAGCAATCAATAAGTCGCTCGTTTACATATTCCAGCCAAAGATCTTGAGTATTGAGCGTATTTGGCACGTTGATTGTACGTGTCACACCGTCTACTGTATAAAGTAGGGGCCTAGTGGCCGCTGTAACAATAACCCACGACTGCCCTCCCACACCCGCGTAACGAGCACGGGTCGCTTCAACAGTAACAGTATGAGGTGTGGGTGCACCAACAGTACCATCTGTAACCGTAAATTCAATCTTAGCTGTATCGGCTGCCGTGAAGGTGTCCATGATGGAGCTGAAGTTAAACGTACCGGCGCCAAGATACATTATAGGCACGCCGGTAATCGCCAGTGTAGTCGCCACATTCCGCTTAAGCATTATACGGTTAGACTGATTTTGATCGTGGGGCACCGGAAAGTCACCTACGCCGGGCACGTCAAAGCCACCTGTAGTATTCCAGCCCAACCTTGTTTGAATATAGTCAGCTGAAGAGGGTTGCATAGACAGGTACGTGTGCTCTTTTTTTAGAACACCTGCCTCGTACTCCAAGACGTTAAAGTCCATCGTTACTGCTTGGTGGCTTTCTGCCGTAGTAATGCTACTAGTTGGACTAGTGGAGGCAAAATAAACGGTATTTCCCTCGACTCTAGTAACTAAAAACTCCGCCTCGGAACTAGCCCCATTGGCCGGTACTACTAAAACCACAGAACCTGCGCCGATACCTGATGCGGACACAAGAGACAGCTCTGTAATGGCAGTGCTGCCCACAATATTTTCCGCAAGCCGCGTCTTGGCTTTATGCGTTGTCGATGACCCAGCCACACAGGTATTAGTATTGATAGTAGTCGTTGGCGCTCTAGTATAAAGGGCCCTAAAGGTGACTACCTTAGTCGTGGTATTGATCGTTTTTACGATCCCAAACATTATATCCGTACCCTTGACAAAGAATAGAACGTCTCCTATTTCAAGGCCGGTAACAGAAGCTAATGTCACGCTGGTAGTACCAACCACAAGCGGAGAGACTGTGAGGTCAGTTGCCACAGTGGTTAAGAACTTAGCTGTCCGTAGGCCCAGGGTATTTCCCCAAGTTCCAGGGGTAGCTGCATAAGCAGTAAAAGCGGCAGCAGCGGCTGATGGGTAAGTAATACTCCCAGAGGCGTGCCGAGCATCAGCAGGAACTACACGAATGATATCTAGAACCTTACCACCATTAGTAAAGAATGCCTCTGCGTTATACCCGAGCTGGGGGTTTAACAGACTAAAATCCTTACCACCATAACGCTCTACGAAATCCACGTTGTAGGAGGTGATACGGCGTTTTCTATGCCACTCACCCTTTCGGGCCATGCCTATCATGGCACCGATAGAAGCGCTACCACCCTCCGTGACGGACGGGAGAGTCGAAATCTCCCAGTAAGTGCCGGGATATGATCGTTCCATCCTCTTTTACCTCGATATCGTCACGGTGCCATACACCGTGGAAGTCGAACCAAAATTAACCAGAATATTCTGAAGGGCCGGCTCCAGATAGCTATCTCTAGATAAATGCCACTGGGGCGTTAATGCCTCTACCGAAAGGGCAAAAACGTGTAGCCCTTTATTGGCTTGAGTATATTGTAGCCCAGCCCGTTCCATTATTCGGAAGGTAAGCTTGCCGCCCCAACTATAGGACGTCATGCTGCAATCCAGCTGAATCCTGCGCTTAAGTGCATCGATCATAGCCCTAGCAATATAGTGTTTAGTTGCTTGAGCGTAAATTCTCATAGGCATCTGTAGCGTCTCAGCCACATGCTCCACCCGTAATGCAGTCAGTCCCGGTTCAGGCAGACGTATTTTGTTGGGCAGCTGGGAGATCTCTCGGTTTACTCGATTCTCTCCACTGCTTTGAATAACGAAAGAGGGGCTCTCGCTGTCCTCACTCATCTCGTCCGCCGAGACATAAGCGTTGAGCGTGCCCTCAAATCGTATCTCAATATCTGAGCCAGCTGTCTGTACGCCTGTCATGGTCACCACCAGAGACGCCCAACTTGAAAAAAGATTCACGAGCCTTGTTGGGTCTGCGGTTAGATTATACACTTTCCAGCTGCCAGATGGTAGGGGCGTGTAGTCCGATGTGAGTGTGACGGTGGTAGAATTAGCCGTAAGGGTAGCCCGCTCCACTGCTGGGATAGACACAGCCTCACAATAATCTTTTAAGGAGCGCACAACATCATCTTCAGGCTGATAGCTAGCGTCAATAGGCCATGAAATGCATAGGCCAGTTAACTGAGGGGCATAATCACCTGTGGAGTCTGGTCGAACCCTAAGACGTACCCGAAGGGTCCTTGAGGTTTTACCGGGGTAAGTAGCAAAGTAAGTGAGGGTATTGATCTCAGTGCCCCAGTCGGTACTTGCATTAACAACAAGAACCCAGGCGGCCCCATTATAATACCACCACTGGCTGGCGTTACCTATCTGGTAATCAATATAGCCTAAAAACTCATAAGTATCTGCGTCTCGAGGGCGGTCAGCCTCTGCATAAACCAGCCGCCAGCCCACGTTAATATCAAGCGCACGGTTAAACCAAGGATCCATAGACACGATTGCGCCATTTGTTGGCAGATCTTGCGCTCGGTCATAAATACCTAGGGTATTGACACGTCGGAGCTCCAGTCGCTCAGTATCCAGAAGACCAAAGTCCGTGGCGTTATAAACAAGCTCTATTGGACGGAAATTACGATACGGCATTACAGCCCTCCCTTAAGCAGGTCCTGCATTAAGCTGTGGGCCTCACCTCGACCATAACGGATGGTACGTGGTTTTATGCCTCGGATACTTTGCTTAAGACGGTTGATAATTCCGTAGTTCAACATTTTACTAAAGCTATCAACTGTGGCCTTATCCGATAAGAAAGCTTTAACCCCTTGTTCTAAGAAAGGAAATGCTGGTATTCTAAGAACTTTACCTGGCCGGATATGTAAGAATGACGGCGGTAAAATACCAGCGCTGGCGGCATATTTAAACCAACCCGCCATTTTTGGGCTCACGTAAACATTCCGGCGTGAGTGAAGCAGGAAAGCAAGGTTACTTAAAGAAATAAGTTTACCACCACGCTGACCACTATACTGTCCAAATTGCATGGGTATACCAACCATGATCTCGTCGCCTGTGCGCTTGACCTCAAGAGCGTCAGCTAAAGCTCCTGATTCAAAAGCTGAGGCAGTCCCATAACCTCTCGACATACGAGACCAAGCTGTGGCTCCACTTATAGGAGGAGTTACACCTCCCGAGCGCATTAGATTTTGCGTGGTCCGCTTAATCGCCCCAGCCATCCCCATCAGGATGGCATTGTGCATTTCCTTGATCTCTTCTTTAGTGATTTCAGGCATCTGAGCGAGTTTCCGAGGTGTAATTTTATACTTCCCAGGCTCCACAAAAATATCTATCCCAAAGCCCTGGTTCATAAACTCTCCCTCGTCTCGTGGCGCTCATTAAAGTAAGCAAAGAGCAGTAAAGGCGCAGGAAGGTTACCTCGTGGGGTTACCTGGGTTATCTCAAGATCATAGGTAGTCCAGGTTCCATTCCATTTACGAATACCGGTGATACGATCACCACGCTTAAGAGTGACACCAATCGTATCTAGATAAGACTGAGCGAAACACAAATGCCCCGTAGTTTCCCCAGAGTTCCCCGTCCAGGTGTACATACGATTATCAAATTTATCTATTATTACCTGGCAATAGAGCTCCACCTCTGCACCATATTTATGCTGACCTACCACCTCACGATAGTGGTTGTCCTTCGGTTGTACAGTATTGAGCGACCGAATCTTCACGAGGTTGAGGTTCATATGTATGGGCAAAGGGCTCACTGGGCATCTCCGCTAAACCCGCCACGTAGCTTACGCTCACCTACTTCTTTGTCTCCGGCCTTTATTTCTACAAGCCGTTTATAACACCGGACATCAATGGCTTTTTGAGTTGGGTCACAATCTATTGATGTCACCTCAGCCTCATAAACCAAGGCAGCTAAGGGATGAGAGGGTGTCATATTTTTTGTGGTTGCGACCATCCACACCCCGCCCCGGCATCCATGCAGCCGTACGAGCCAGAGATGATCACCCGAGCCATCGGAGATCTCGCCCTGGTCCTGGGACTCGGTCGCTTCAACGGGGAGCAGCCCCACCGCCTTGTCCCAATCAGGCCAATCGGGGCGCGTTTCAGCAATGACTCGACCATCGGACAACGTGGTGCTGGCCCTGGGCCGCAGTGGGGCTCGAATGTAAACGTCGCAGTACTGCGAGAGGTTAGAGCTGGGCTTAGTGGGCGCTGGCGCAGCAGTCTCTCTGGCCACCGCCAGTTCCTGCGCCTCACACCGCCAGCAAACCAACAGCGCCAGTAGGACAGTCGCGATCACCATCGCCCAAATCGCCATGGCGGTCTCGCGCTGTACCCTGCAGCGCTTGGCAAGCTCGGTTTCCACGCCCTGCAGGTCATGGTGCTCCACCGCGTGGCGCTTTTTATCGGTCGTCGCAGCCGTCATCGCGTCCACACCTCCAGACCCCCGACGTACCCATCAAACTGGTCCGCCCCTGCGGCCGTGGTACCACGCCCAGTCGTGGCATGCAGCACTGCGGAAGCCATCACCCCAGCGCTGTATGCCGGAGCCCCGCCATCCACGGAGATCGAGATTTTGTGCCCGTCCTGCCAGGTCACCTCCATTGCGATGGTGGTCTCCCTCGCGTGGGCGGACACGGCGGAGGATATCGTCTGGCCTCCTGCCCGCCATCGCCACGTCGAAGCGGCTTGGTTGTAGTCCAACCAGAGGTCGTCGGCGGTACCCGATACCGCATCGGCTCCGAGGTTATGCAGCACCGTGCGGCTGATTCCGGGCTCGGTGGCGGCCCAGAAGGGCTTCACTGAGACTCGGAGGCGGCCCCGGCTCGGGGGGAGCTCGGTGGCGGAGAGGGCATGGGTGGCTAGCTCGGCGGAGCAGGTGGTTGGATTCGCGGCGCCGTTGCAGTAGGGAGACGGATAGAGGGTCGAATCCTCAGATTGAAAAGCGTCAGCGCAGTAGTAGCCAGACGCAACCATTCCTCCTAGCACGAACTGTGTTCCAAACTGAGGAAGGAATATCGCGCTCCCCGTCGAGCTATCGGTATCGCTGACTCTCGCCCAGGAGGCGTTGCCGGCGCCTGGGGCCCACGTCCACAGTACCGGTCCCGTGTTATGATACCCTAGCAGGATGTTGCCAGCTACACCGTTCGTTTTGGTGACATACCCGGACACGGTACGCACAGCTGCAAGGGTGCCTGCGTTTTGGTAGGTGACCTGATTCGCTGTCGCGTTTTCCGTGTAGCAAATGCTTAGCGTGCCATGATAGCCGCCCGCCGTAACCACGGGCCCCGTAATGGGAGACCAGGAGGTCGGAGTCCCGGCAACTACCCCCGCCATAGTGCCGTTGATTACCCGCGTCGTGGCGGCATCGGCCGCCCGTAACCACCCCGTGACCGGGTCGTAGCACTGCACATCCACCCCCACATCGGCCAGCGAGACACCCGTGGGGCAGGTGCGGGCCGTGGAGGCGGTGAAGGTGGCGGCGGAGCCGGTGGGGTCGGAGAAGATCAGACGCGGTGCCGTGCTAGCCATGTTGATATTCGGCCCAGCAGGCAAACTGCCATAGCCGAAACCGAGCAGTGCGGCCAGCAGGAGAGGCGCAATAAGGGCAAGGCGTTTCAGGATGCGTTTCATACTACTGCCTCACGCATGGAATGGCGCAAAACAGCGACGTGGTTCCGACCGCAGTATCCCCGCTCACCACGGCATCGGCAAGAGTAAGGTAAGCCGCAAACTGGTCGCTCATTACAACATTGGTGCCCCACGTTGCATCGGGGGCCGCACCGGTAAGAATGGAAACAGCAGCGCCGTAGTTACTCACGAGGAAGAGATCGTCGGCAGACGCGGCGAGGGCAAGATCCTGCTCATTTTCGTCCATAGTAACACAACAGGTTATGCAGGACCAGTCGCAGATGGGGACAGCAGGGGCGGCAGCGACGGTTACGGAACCCGCGGAAGTGAGGGAGCCGGAAATTGGCAGTGCTGGAAACGCAGCCCCCAACTCCTCTAACGAGACAGGGAAGCTGCCCGCCACAGTAGGGGCCGGGTCAACTATCTCTACCTGAACGCCATTAGCTGCCCCTATAGGAGAGGTGATACCAACGTCACCTAAACTCAGTGCGCCTATTACTCCCTCTAGATAAACTCGAACCAGGTTGCCGGCCGTAAATTTGGCGGACTCTTTAGCCCGGAGCTCTGGATCGAACTGGGCCTGTACTAAACGAATACTTGGCTGCAGAAAAAAATAAGCCATTATTGTACAGCATAGAGCCAGAAGCCAACGTATCTTCATCACCAGGCCTCCACATAAACTGTCGCCCCGCCAGCGGCGACAGACATATACTGGATCCGCTCAATAGGGAAACTAAGGTTACTCAGTTGACGTGAGCTTTTCCCGCTAGCCAGCAAAATACCCGTGTCGGTGTTGTCGGCTATCCGAATGTAAACGTCGTCAACGGCAGGCGTCTCATTTATTAAAATTAAATTTGTGGCCCGAAACCCCCATCGGACTTCCTGCCAGTCTGTAGTAGTGGTCAGCGTGTTATGGTAGGGCCGAGTGACCATACGAAAGGGCATGTTAGTTCCTTATACTATGCCTGCATTAGCCGGCGCTGTAAAAGAGTCCAGGATCGAGTCCATGAGGGGATCACCTGTAACATCCCCGGTATAAGCGTTTTCCGAGGGGCCATAGAGCTCATAAAAATAACTGTCCGTGGACTCTTTCTTGAGGCGACCAACAGGAATTGGAGAAGAGAGCCCAAGTTGAGCTAAAAGTATGTTGTACGACCAAACGGCTAGTACTCTCTCAATCTCAGAAGGCACTTGACCCCAGGTACTAACAGTTGATCCTAATGGTACAGTGATAGGGTCTGAGACGACATCCACAGTAAATTTATTTGTAGTGTAATTAACTGACTCGATAATAGCCCGCAAAGGCGTTGAACCCGTAGGTCCCGCTAAATCAATTACATCCCGTGCGAAAAAAGTACTGGCGTCAGCCACAGTAATAGTGGTGTCATTTGTTTTTACGTCAACCGTGGTTGTGGTAGTTACCAGACCTCGGCTATTTTCCACCCAGCCAAATACCCCGCTGACCTTAAGGTTCAAAAAACCCTGGCCGAAAAAACGATCTGACAAATAGACAGACCGCCCCCCGACTTCCCAGAAAGCATTTGGAAGGGTAGACCAACCTGAATTCTGACCTAGGATAGGATCATAAGGATAGTAAGGAGCCATCTCCCGGCTAAACTCCTCCTCTACTAAAGTTATATTCAGTATGGGGAGCTGCTGGGGGTGGTAAACGTCATAGCCACACCGTCCTCGCCGAACGAACGTCACCGTCAAGGGCCAGAATGATTGGTCCGTGATCTTGTCTATCCTTTTAGATAGCCAAGCAATCGTTTGTCGGAGCATGGCATCAGTCACCCCAGCTGGATACGTCCTAATCAGACGCAACAAGGCCGGAGTGGAATACCACCGCTCATCAGCAAGAGAACGGTGTGACATCTCTTACCCCAAAGCCGCCAAGTTGGTAGGATCTTCAGCCAACTTGAGGGCCTCTGCCGGGCTCTTTGCGTTAAGGGCCGGGGAGCTAGCGCGACTAGCAATCAGCCGAGCGCGAAACTCAGCGTTTTTCTCATACATCTTCAGCCGAGTCTCACCCTGAGCCTTAAGGGTCTGAACACTGGGTCCCCTAGGGGGAGTGAGCTCCTTGACGGTCTTACGATCTATGGGCTGAACTTTACGGACAGCTGAAGCCATAGGCGTTTTTTCCTCGAAAACCTCAAAGCGGTTGGGCTGCGATAGAAAATAAGGGGCGTCCGCAGGATCTACTTGAGTACGTACTCCTTTTCGGAAAGTATACAGCGTCCTAGTGACTGGACCCTTAGTACGAAAGCTGATGGCATTCTTCAAGCTAACGTAAAACATAAAAAACTCCTCACCCCCTTAGCTTTGGTTTACGGGCTCAGCGTGGAAACCCGGACGTCCTCAGCGCGAACCATTGCATCCAGGTTCTCAATCTGCACGTCCACCTGGCTATAGATGAATAGCTCAGTGGTGTCATACTGAGGCTCGAAGCGTTGAAACACCCGAACCCCATCTGCACCTTGTCCACCATTAGGTCCGGTGTAAATTCCAAGGACCATATTCTTAGCCGGGGTCAGGAGAATATAGCTGCCCTCATTGACGGAACCAGCACCAGCGAGGGCACCGCTGTAGGTAGCAGCAGTAAAGCCCAAAGTTGCCCAACAGGGATTAGCGGGGTTAATGATCTGTACCGAAGAAGCGCCGCCAGTAGTGGGGCTTATAATCTGTATGTGATTGAAGGCATCTACCCGTGCGCAGTGGGTATAAGCAGCGCCACTACCAGGTATAAGCGCCTCATACGTAGTAAACAGATCTGCATTGATCACTTCAGCCAGTACAGAAGGCTCGTGAACACCAGCAGAGAAAGTGCCACTCACAACACCAGCGGCGTCAACGTTCAGGCTATAGCCATCATTGCTTCCAGCCGTGATCTTGTAGGGCCCTATACTGGTACCCGCCACAGACCCGGCAGTCGCCACGGACACAGAAAGAGTCAGATTGGTGGGGATATAAGGCACGCCGTAGCGTACAGAGGTTCCACCGGGCTTCTTGAAGATGGGAATACCGAAGGGGGCGCCCATCCAGCCACCCTCAACAGCCTTATCACCACCACCGGTCTGGCGCTCGGCCAGAGTAGCCTGCCAATCGAGAGCCACAAAGGGGCTCATCCAAAACAATAGGTCATCCCGGTTAATATAATGTGCAGGGAGACTCCTGATCATGGCGAGGAAAACGTCTTGAGTCGCTGAAGAACCCTCGGCGTCCACGATCCTGGAAGACTGACTTAGCACACCAATACCGTTGAGCACCCTCAACAAGGTACCCTCATCGGTATTAACTGCAGCATAAGTAGCAGCGTCACCGTTCCAGACAAGATTCTCGACGTCATCAACATTCTTTCGGAATGCGCCTTCGGCCACAACCTTCTGGAAGCGGGGACCCTGCTCGATGGCGGCCTGCGTGGCCTCTGTCGAGATGGGACAGTAGGTGATGAGCTTCTGCCCGGTGACATCCAGACGAATGGCACTAAACAGCGGGGCTCGGCGGTAGGTAACACCAGCTGCTACCACGTCAACTTGCTCGGTCACGCCACGGGTCATCGGGGGGCCGATAAACATTTTGGGGATGTCCAGTTGGAGTCGAGTCATACGCTCCGTTCGGATAGATCCCAGAGTGGCGGTGTTGTCCTGGATGATCTTCATGTACTCTTTGAGCTGCTCCGGCTGAAGGGAGGAGCCCGTGACAGTGAAGCTGGTGCTGGCAATGCCAGGCTCAGCCTTGCGAACTTCCTGAAGGATTTGTTCCTTCAGAGCTGCGAGATCCCTGTCCATCCTCTTTTACCTTTCTTTCTAGCCCCGCTGGGGACGAAAACCCGTGGGGTTGATAAACATATAACCATCGTGACACCAGGGATTACTCGCATCCTCGGAGTCCACGGTATCCGACTTACGTGTGGGCGAAGCTACGCCAGGGTCACCGCGCTGCACACTTTGAAACCGATCTACCTTACTGGACAGATCTTGAACCTGTGCAGCTAGGGGAGCGAGGCTTTCCAGACGGGAAGTCAAAGGAGCCAAAAGCTCCTTCATGCTCTTCAACACATCCGGCTGACCATCCTCTGGCCTGACAAGATTTTTCGCTAAGGCCTGCTGAACCGGCGCCCCAAGCTTCCCAAAGGACTGCACCAGTTCCTCGGCGGTGCTGAGCATGCCCTTGCGGATAATGGGGTCTAGACCGGCCACGTTTTTGGTGAGCGCCAGGGCAATGATCTTAAAAGCGCGTTTCAGAGCCTTCATGGGATCATTTGCCTTACCTGGAGGTGCAGGATACTCATCCTCTTCCTCATTCAGCACAGGAGGCTCAGCCTGAACGCTGGGCTCGGGTTTATTTGCCTTATCTTCTGGCTTAACCTCAGGAGGCATACACCCGCCTTTGTCTTCAGGCTTGATCTCAGGCGGCTTTACAGCGCCCTTGTCCTCCGGCTTAACCTCAGGGGGTTTATCGGCAGGGAGAAACTGAGCCTTGAGGGCATCGAGCTCGGCCTGCTTTGCCTTGATCTGCTCCTCAAGAGCCTTCTTCTGATCTTCGTTCATATCTAGCTCCTTGGTAAGAAACCATACCCCTTTGGGTAAATATCCTATGGGTTTTCCACCGGCCTTGAGCAAGCTGCCCCGGATAAAAAGCTTACCGAGCTTTTCGATAGTGGGGGCCGTTGAGGCCAAGCGGACCTTAACGTAAATTTTATCATCACCTATGAGAGCCTGCTCTTCCACCACCCCCACTGGCTCATCCATAGAATTTTGACAGACGGTCGGACTTCGCCTCATTCCGTCAATAACGTCCTCAGTAAACGCACCAACAGTGGCCGTACCAAGAACATACCGAGGATCTTGCGAGCGGACTAAGTCTACAGGAATGAGAACTGAGGACTCATTAGGTTGATAACTAGCCTTAAAGAGTTTAGACACGTACCAACTGGTGAGCTCTGCTCCAGGATTAGCGGGCAAAGGGACTAAAGAACCTTCCCCAAGGTCTAGGCGGGCTAGAAGATTAGCCAGGCGGTTTTTGACGTAAACTTTGCCACTCACCCAACCATTACCAGAAATAGAAAACCGGCTAACAATGCCCTCTTTTACCCATTGCCAGATTGTATTAACTGACGGGTAGCGCACGTCATCGACCTCACCCTTGTCATTGCGACGAGCATCGTCAGGTACTTGAGCCACCTTATCTAGAACTGCTTTGATCCAGATACCTTTGTCACGGACTACGGCTTTCAAAATCGTGCCTATCCGATATTTTGGTTGGTGATTCCAAAGCAACCGCTGAGAAGAACTTAAACTCTTGGCCCCAGATTGAAGGCCCTGAGGTGTGATGATGTCATCTTGCAGATCCAGCCCAGAGGTAGCTACGTAGCCCTCGATGGTCCAGCTCCCCTCTGTCTCATCTGCCTTAGTGATCTGGGCGCTGTAAGGTAGCGCTATAGGAAAAAGTTCATCTGTTTGTAGGTGCGCATAAGCACCTACATCGGGGGCTGAAAAAAGTTCAGGCATTATCCCTCCTGATCCGCCAGGTTCCGGCGTCAGTGCGAGCAAGGTCAAAGACCCCGTTTATACTCTCACCATCGAGACGGATTTTTTTATGCTCGGATCCGTCCTCGATCCACTCGCCGTGCCCGTGGTCCCAAAGTCTAATCAACGATCGCGTCTCCTTGGTATCATTTAGCTCCGAACCAGGAGGGGCTACACCCTCAAAGAACATTTTGTCCCAGGGGTAGTCATCTGTCAATATGAGACTGCCCTCAATGGATTTAAATGGGTTAGGCCCTTCACCCACAAAGTGTTCTTTGCGTCCGTTCTGCAACGACAAGTGCCACTGCGTTAAAGTAGGCCCCTCACGAACAGACAGCGAACCCTGATAAATTTGTCGCTGTACACTCCAGCGAAATTCATGTTCTTTCTGGCCCTTAGTAAATTCAAGGTTCTGCTCTCGAAGAGCGTCCCGCATCTCACGAGCCTTCTCAGGGTTAGCTTCCTCCCAATACCTAAGATCATCGGGCACTCGTTCTTTTACCCATGGAGGAAGAGCAGAAACACCTTGGGGAGGCATCCATTTCTGATTTATCGCTCGAGCAGATAGTACATAAGGCTCCTGATCCTCGGGTTGGATACAAAGCCAGGCCAGCTCCGAACGAAAATCAGCGTCTGCGGCAGGCACAATACGTTTAATAGCGTCGGTGGCTAACTGCCTAAAGATGAGTCGACCCTGAAGTTTTCCCGTAAGAAAGTACTCATGAAAGTCAGCTTTTTGCGCCCCGAATGAAGCCTCACCTTTATCCGCGATAAGATAAACGCCTGGGTACTCCTTGGTGGCACCAGGAGAGTCTGGATCCTCTTTACGTGGGGGCACCACACCCTCATACTCTAGCCAATGCGGCGGAATGGCTTTTTTACGACGGGCAATGATTTCCGCCCGAACCCCTTCGTCATGTCCAGGCTGTGGGGGTCGAGTCACAAACTCACCTGAGCCAAGGTCTACCTTAAAGGCATTCTGAGAAACGCGTCGGGCGGCGTCAAGGGTAAGAATAGGCTCAGCAATAGCACCTTGTATAAGGTCAGCTATAGTCCAACCTATGAGATAGTTTTGCCCGTGCTCCATCCGTAAGTCCATGTGCTCAGTTTTTCCCCTAAAATGCCGCTGAATAACGTAGCGGTAAACCTTATCATCAGAGGGATTACTAAGATAAAGGTCCGTCTCGTCAGCCTTTGAACGCGGAAGCTTGTTATCGGCTACACCGTGCTCTTTTAGCCAGTCTGACACCCATTGCGAAGGCTCTTCATTTTCTTGATACCCTTGACTCGGCTGAAGTGCTGCGCCCTCTGGAAAAGAGCTGCTGGTTATACCATCCGATTTACCTACGGGAAGCTCACAGATAGCGCCAGCATCTTTAAAGCTTTGACATAACGCCACAGCATCAACGGCGGGGGCCAGGGAGAAAATCTCATCTGATAACTGAAGGTAAGAGCCACTGGATATTTGGGGTAAACTCTTGAGGGCAGGAGTTAGCGCCAGATCAAGATCTGCTCGATCTTCTGCAGAGCCACCTGACAATACACCGATTGACTCAGCTATTTTCATTGCTGCGCCTACACTGTCCGGCGCATCCTTAGGCGCAATATTTTTTACAGGCCGTGGGGCCCAGAGACTGGCCTCCACACCCTGGTCAGTCTCTACGTAATTAAGCGTCTCAAACTCCAGCGTGAATAGACTGCCTGGGGTCATTTTCTCTTTAGAGGCAAAAGTACGACCAAGTTCATAAACCGAATAAGCCCCTGCTTTAACAGGCTGATTCATCATCTTCTTGCCGCCGCGAACTAAACCATAACGATGCGTAAAGGCGCCATTTTTAGTGGGTATGGCCTCAATAACCACGGCCGTTACCCAAGCTGCCTTATGGTATTTAACCCAGTCATTCGTTTCGTTTCCCTCCGGGAAAACTGAGGACATTAGTTTAGCTACAACGCCCTCGGAGCCTGGCATACGGCTAATTTGTTTTGTGTTCTTCCCTAGTTCCTCTGCGCCAGATACATTAATAACAGGAGCAAGGTTAACTCCTGCAGAGGGGATGCCCATGGTAGACTGAGGCCAAGGGCGGGTTGCAAGGATTTGTCGCCGATCTGATAGGGGAAGTCCCGTCACATCTTTTTGGCCGTCATGCATAATATCAAAAACTGTAACCACCACCCGACTATCATCGACCGCTTTGGAGGAAAGATAGCCAGCAACCTGAACCCGAGGAAGATGAGTCCGACCCGTCCACATCTCAATCTCTACATCTAAAATGGCTCCAGGAAACACATCCTCAAATGTCTTCATTATACTAGGAAGCTTGGCAGTGATGTCCCGGCCCTCTTCGGTGTATATTTTTTTCCCTACGTGTATTTGCCCATGAACGCCGTCATATTTTTTGGTTATTTCCCAGGGGCCTTGTTTTCCTTGAAAGTATTGGACGAAGGAATCCATGGTCTGAGCCTCGCTTTCCTTAGAAGGACGGAGCGGTTTAGCCATGCGAAAAAACACGCCGGGGCTGGCCGACTTATTTAATGACATCTGGATCTGCTCTGGGGGAATAGGCTCCAGAGCCAACGAATACAACGGAACGTGTGGACCTATTGGGCCATGGTCCTCACCGTCGTGTATAAAATGCACCTTTTTCGCAATGTCTGGAGGCAGTGCTCGTAGGAGGCGCCACTTCAAAAGATAATCAAGACGGTCCCCCAGCTCATCGGCGTTATAGTTAAGATGAATGTCCACGTCCCCCTTGGTGGTTTTTCTGTTCACCACACCGCCTGTAAGAGATACCAGAGGGCGGCGAAGCAGCGCCTGCTTTCCGCTAAAAGCGTTGAGCACTTGATCAACGGCTACCTCATCTTCAGACATCTCCACCCCCGAAGAGCCAATAGACAAAAAGCCGCCCTTTTCCACCCATAAAAGATCCAGCGATTTATCTACGTCTTCACCTGGGTGCTCTAAGCCTAGTGTGAGCAGCCCCTCAACAGCCTTAGCATGAAGGGTCTCGTCAGATCGCGTGTGCGCCTCTATATGCTGCTGAAGGTAAAAGGCTGGAAGTGGTAGCCCTTTAAGTGGCGAAGTATGCTTGATTTGCCGTCGCTCGAACTCCGCCGCCACCTTATCGTGGTAACCTTCTATATCTTCAGAGCTCCAGTCACCGAAACATTCCCCCGAAGCCAGGCGATTATGTGCTGAGTGGGCATAAAAATGTGCTCCAACCAGATCCTCCATGGAGAGTTTAGTCAGATCCTCATCGCGTTGGAACTTAGCCAGTTTTCTTGTAAAAGGAACCAACGGAAGTTCTACAAGAGGGGGCTCAAAAGCTGTTATATTTCTAGCTGGAATAAACTCTAAACCTAAATTTTCAGCAAACCACGCATCAGTATCTTTATCACCTGCAAAGAACGAATGTACCAATGAGATCTGGTACTGCTCTGCCAACTCCCAACCAAGAGTAGGATGAGGTTTTCGCTCTAAAGAATGAACATCCCCCGTGGCAACTCTTACATCATCAAGAGCGCCCGCGCCTAACTGCTCCTGCATAGCCCGATAGCCGTCCCAAAACTGCTCCTCGGTTATGGTCCCCAGGGCAATACCTGACTGATTGGTCACGCCCAAGAGGGCATATCCACGGTCTCGCCAAAATTTAAGGGCCGCTGCTACCCCAGGCAGTATCTGGACCTCGCTGGCAGAACGAGGAAAAGGTAGATCACCCGTTGAACGACGAAGCGTTCCGTCTAAATCTACGAATAGCGCGGCATGCTGAGGGGCATAGGCCATATAATCGACTAAATCGCCAGCCCCCTGACTTGCCACTAACTGATCTTCCAGACCGCTGGCAGCTTTAATGGCATAGACAAAGATAGACCGACCCTTAAAAATCTCGTCAGTCAGACCAACCTCTGCTTTGAGCTTTTTTATCTGACTCTTGGAGAGCTGACGCCCTGGGCCTAACTCAACCTCAGCCCGTACAACCCCCTCGTTAATCAGGCCATAAACTCCGGGCTCTAGATCTTTATGAAAAGGTAGCAAGGGCTGCCCGTCTAAAATAGCGTCTATTATCGACTGAGGTAAGATTATTCCTCTCATAACTACTCCATCGGTGACTCGTGCTCCATGCCTCGGCCGGTCATCTGCGCCACCACATCATCATGCTCGGTGATCAGCTGATCGATCGTCCACCCTGTACCCACTAGACCAGCGGACAATTTAGAGTAGAGGCTATGAAGATTTGAATGTAGATGCAAAAGCTCGCTGTCGTTCAACCCCTCTATATCAAAGCGAGTATGGCTGCTCTTATCTGGCCGGCCCGTCTCAATAGGCGACTCGTGTTTAACTCCTTGGCGCAGGAGGGCAGCGGCCGTTTTCTCATGCTCACGCTTGATCTTTTCTTCAGTCCAGTCAGCCTGCTTAAGGCCCTGCTGCAGCCGCCCATAAATTGTGTGCAGCACGGCGTGATACCGCGCCAAGTCTGAGCTAGCCTTCCAAATCATCAGCTCGATCCTCCGCGTCCTCTAAGAATTGCGTTAGTTCCTGCAACGAACTATTAACATCCTCAACAAGTTGCGGGCCCAGCTGGACAGCTTTAGTACGAATCAGAGTTTGCAACAGACTGAAGGGCACAGAGGCCCAGGCCTCACCCTCATAGGGAGGCATGTCAAAGCCCAGCGTTTTTTCCAGCCAGCGTCTAAGATCCAGCGGGCTTAAAGCGCCACCGGGCATCATCCTCTGGAGGATCTTGGCGTCATCTAATGGGTCAGTTACCTTGGGTCGAATAAGTTCTAGAACCGCATGCTGCGCACCCAAGTCTCGTGTAATAGTAGAATTGATTCTGTGCTCAAGAGACTGAATAGACGGGCCAAACTCTTGCTGGCTAACCAATCGCAAAAGAATAGCCGCACTAGCACGGTTAGCGCTTCCTTCTGTACCTAAGTGAAGTTCAGATAAACCAAACGCCTCCCTCAACTCCTGATTATTGGCGTCAGTATATTTAGTAAACGAAGCGTCGTCTGTTGACCCTACCGTCAGAGGCTCCAAAGTAATAGTGGGGGGTTTTCCAACCGCCTGACCAGCCTTCGCCTGCAGAACAACGACTCGATGGCTTAGTGCTGAACCTTTAGCCGAGGCAGAGAAAATCTCAGTTAGGCGATCAACACTTGCTTGATTCAAATAACCGCCACCCGAGATGATAACGGCCATTCGAGGTACGGCGTCATTTTTGAAAAACGCCACGTTTCGTTGAGCAGCAGCCCTATTACCAGCTACTGCACACTCCGAGGCGAATATTTTGGGGTAGCCATAATAGGTCCCTGTAGGGTTATAATCAGCGAAATGAATCACCTCGCTGGCATGGTCACCAAGTTTAAGTGATTTAAGTTTACGTCCACTTACAAACTCTCCGCTGCGGCAGTCCATAATTCTCGGATCACCATAACGCTTGAAGTAGACGTAATCGTTCTGACCAAGAGAACGCTGCACAAATCCTTGAAGATCTGAGCGTAAGCGCATGGTAATACCAGGTAGATGCCAGAGGCCATTAGGCGACCCCTTCATATCTCGCTGCACCTCGAGGTATCCATTACCAATAGTGTCGTGATCAATCCACATCTTAACGAGTATCTCAGGGAGGGATTCTTCCACGAAGAGCTTAGACTGAACACGCATGTGGGGGTGTCCGTAAAAGTCTTTTAATAACTCAACCTCCCGACGCACTTCTCGTTTAAGGCTCTCTGGAGTTTTTTTATCCAGCTGGATAGTCGACATAATTTTCCAGCCCTGACCAGCCACGTTTCTGGCATATGTGCGGGCGAGCTGGCTATATCGCGTTGAGTACAGCACCATATCTGCCCAGAGATAGATATCAAAGGCAGGCTCCATAACAAGCCCGCCCTTATATAATTCATCAAACGGATCTTGAAGTTGACGAGAGCCACTAATCCGCTCGGTAGGGGTCTGCTCCCCCACCAACACTGCCTCGACATCCATAGCACAACTCCTTAGAGGGAACCTCTCTGGGTCCTCCACATTGGGCACACAGCGTCGCCACAAAAGGGCTTAACCAAGGTGGCCTCTCCCAGCCAGTGAAGTCTGGTGGGGAACAATAGGTGCGGGCGCAGTCATCGGGTTTTCGATACCGGCACGTTAGGCACCGAAAAGACGAGGCACTCAAGCTCCACCTCCGGTTCCATAATCTCTATCTCTCCCAGCTCGTTATGACAGGTCCAGGCCACCCCAGCCGTTGTATCCGCCAGATCTTTGGTACCTGGTTTACCCTCATCATCCACTTTGGGGTGATCTACCTTCCCAGTGCCGGGATTAATAACTAAATTAAACAACTCATTCAAAAGAACTGGACAGTACGGAACGTCCATTCGACTGGTGGCAAACAACTGGCGCAAATAATTGTGCGCATCGCCTGTCCGATCAACAGACTGCCGTTCTGCCCGGACACCATTCTTACTACACAGTTGAATCATGTACGCCGATTGAAAACCGTCAAACGTTACTATATGGACCTGACGCTCCTGGGCAACCTGATAAATCACCTCCATGACTCGATCAAGTTCCAGCTCTTCACCGCGCATCTCTGCTCGCATTCTGATGGCAAAATCCAAGGCAACGAGGGGGATTTTCTCCATAACTCCGTCAGCCGTCTCCTGCATCTCCACCCCTCTTGGAAAACCGCAGGCAATAGAGGCCCAGTCCCCAGTCCGTTTCTCGGTAGTCTTACCTAAACCTAGATCTACGTGAAGAACACGAGGGTTTTCATCTGGCAGAAGCTTCATCTCTGGGGTTTTGTCTTTCCCCAGGCGGAGCTCTTCGGGATTAAGACTGTCTCGGCAGGGATAACGATTGATCCAGGGGCCATAGAGACGGAGCTGATCAGATACGGCGATACCTACCCAATCCTGTAAAAAACCCTTAATGTCTCCCTGTGCTTCTTCAAGATAGGAGAGCTTGTCAGGTTCTTGAATATTTGGCACAGAGACAATACGATGGCCTTTAACTCTAGGAAGAATAGTTTCTCGCATCCTCTGAGGAACGAGTAATACGCGCTCGTGGCCGGGAACATTCTCGTCCAGCTTACTGACGATCTTTGGCTGCACACTCTTTGTGCCTACATCAATAAAGAACCAATACTTGGCCGATTGCTTACGGATACTCCAGCGCGTCCTATCAATTACAAGGTCGGCCTCAGCGGCCATCCTTTCGGTATAACTATTCCAAGTCGTAGCAGAGGACGCCAGCACTACTTGGTAGCAGTCCTCGATACCTATTCTGGACTTCATACGACGAATGGCCTCAGCCACCACGTCGTCCACCGAGTCTACGTCCTTACCACCCCAGAAATTGACCTCATCAAAGTAAGCCTGCCAAAAATCCTCACTGATGGCAGCATCAACAGTAGAAGGAAGCGGAGTAATAACAAACGAGCCAGTAGCACCAAAAACTAGTTTATTATTGATGCGATCATTAGGTGGATGCTTCTCTCTAAACCAGGGGGAGGACATTATGTTTCGACGTAACCTCTGATATCCCACGTCCTTTGCTTTGGACAGTTTGGATGAGAAAAACCCGATTACGATAGTAGAGGTCTCAGGTAAACCAAAAGAACGGGGGGGAGAGGCATAGCGAAGGCGGTCATAAGCTCTGTAACAGCACAAACCCTCAAAGGTTGCTGTCTTTCCGGTACCTGTGCCACCTTTTATAACGATAATCTTAGGGTGCGGCTTGTGGTTAACGATCCGGGTAATGTCCTCTTTTACCCCAGGCCACAGGGAGCTAGCGAGATATCCAGAGTAATAAGGATCCTCAAGCCACTGCTCGACAGGAACCTTCTCTTCTAACTCTGTTGAGGTGTCTAGCCACTGTGAAAACTGGCTAAAGACTTCCTCTGCTGTCTTAGGTTTTCTCATTAGATACCGTCGAAATCAGCACTGGCAATTCGTATTCCTTCAGAAGGAGGGCAACGGACGTAGATATCTCTTTAATGACCTTAGGATCCTTGATGTGCATTCGTAAAGCCATAGTCAACTTGTAGAGGAAGGAGCCCAGCCGCTCGACGGTGAACTGACCCGCACGATCCTTCTTGCCTTGTATTGCGGTCCGACTCGCCTCTATCATAATCTTGAGGCGCTGACGTAAATCCAGCTCCTCCCGATCTGCGTCAAAGGCCTCTTCGATCACCTGAGCCATAAGCCGGATCTCCGGATCTAAGGACATGTCGATATCCACAGGGACTCGATGATACCAGTTCGGTGTAGCCATTCTGAAATTAGCCGCCCTTTCTAAAGCTGACGTGCGTTTTTCTCCTACTTGTCCTACAATAGCTGACCAAGGTACCTATGTCAACCACTGTAAATAAGGAAGTGATAAATGAACCCAGATATCGACCTGTCCCGCGTGCCCCCCGAGGCTATGGATGCCCTCACAAAGAGCCTGCAACAGCAGCGCTCTCCCTGGCTGATTAACATAGATAAAGGTAAAGCTTATTTAGTCCATAAAGAGAATAAGGACGCGCCACGTATCCTACTAAGTCGTAATCGGCCGTGCCCCCTCTGTGAGTCGGGAAAGAAATTCAAGGACTGTTGTGTAAGTCGTCTTGGTCTACCTTCCAGAAAGTCTTGACAACTATCAACGGTCGATCTATCTTCTAGGATAGAAGGCGGCCGAATAAATCCCCGCCAAAAACTATCAGGAGAATAGCCGTGTCACCATTAGTTACAGATCTTACCATTCAGCCTTTGACTGACCAACTGTCCCCTCATGCATGGATCCGCAAGGTAGCGAGGCTCATGTTAGCAGGCGTCCTTACCAACGACGACGATATTACTGTAAAGCATGAAAAGGGCTGCCCGATGGTATGTGGCGGATTCTGCAGCTGCAACCCCACCATAACTAAGGATGGAGAAATAAACTGATGAATAGAACAAGACTGATGAGCGAGGCCGATGAAAAAAGGTTAGCGGAGGATGCAGAAAAACTCACGGCTCCGCAGCTTGCTGAAAAATATGCCTGTGGACTTAGCACGGTGTACCGCATTTTCCGACAGCATGGGATAGGCCATCGGCACCGAGGGGGCGAGCGTAAGCCCATTGATGTTGAGAAAGCGCTAGCCCTTCGGGCGAAAGGGTTAGACGCCACAAAAATTGCCAAAAAGCTGGGGGTCTGGGTACAGAGCGTTCAACGAGTTTTTCAAAAAGTCGATGGGCAGGAGCACCAAAGAAAAAGAAAAAAGACACGGCTTCCTATAGGTGAGATCCAAAATGATAGGTATAAAGGCCTAACAACTCTGGAGCTAGCAGAAAAATATAAAGCAAGTCAGTCAGGTATCAAAGCGCTGCTTAGGAGGGAAAATTGTTATATAGACTATGGCTGCCCTGATGCAGAAGACGTTTGGCGCCTCCGAGCCGAAGGGCTAACCCGTATAAAAATTGCTGAGCAGCTGGGCTGCTCTTTATCCACAGTTGACCGCCGTCTCAGGGAAAAGAAAAAGAAAGAGAAATAGCTCTAAGGCTCTACGAGGTAAGAGATGTTGTGTTGTACCCGCTGTGGCACTCATGCAGTAACCTCAGCATGTGATTGCCGGCCATTTTGGTGTACGATCAATGAAGGCGTGGGGTTAAAAGTTTGGGCGCGGTCACCCTCTGAGGCAGCAGAGGCAGCTGCCAATAAACACTTCACCCAGCTTCAAGCTAAAGAACTTGAGCCGTATATAATGGTCACACATGACATAACGGCGGATATTTTCTGGAACGTTTATATCCTGCCGAGAGTAAAAATAAGTTACCACGTCGAAGGCTGCACGGAGGTTTAATGTTTTACGTTTTATACTGTGACGACGGGCCCAAAGGTATTGTTCCTCAGAGCGTGGAAATCACCGGGCACGCCGAGGAGCTCTGGATAATTGAAGACTGGGAGGGCGTTGAAGAATTTCAACGGTTAGCCGTGGACGAATGTCAGTCCAGACGACATCCACGAATAACCCGCATCTGGCAGGACCTTACCTCAAAAGAAGAACGAGATATTTACTCTGCGGTAAAATACTGGCCGAGTATACGCCAATGACAATTCAACTTATTTACGGCCACGCTCTAGATCTATTGGAGGAGTATAATCCCCATCCAGATCTTATTGCCACGGACCCTCCCTATGCTTTTGGAGGAACTGGTGACGAGCACGCCATCACCGCCACGGTCGCTACAGTACTTAGAGAAAGCGCCAGGCGGCTAAAAAAGGGCGGGTGGATGTTAATTATGTGCGCTGCCTCTTGGCGCAGCACTATCTATATGGTGGAGTCGGTCCGAGGATTAGTGGAGCCCGTTAGAATTGCCACCTGGTGTAAACCCAAAACGAGAACTAAAGTAAAGACAACCGGCTGGCAGTGGGCGTCAGTAAATATAGTTGCCCTCCGTAAGGGCAAGTCACAAATACTTCCGCCAAGCGGGTATTTAGATCATATTCTGGTCGAGCCAATAAAAGTAGGTCGGCGGGCAGAGTTACCTCCAGCAGTCGCAGATTGGATGGTATCACCATATGCGGTAGCTGGTGGCGTAATGTTAGATCCATTTGCTGGCTCAGGGGCTTTAGTGCAGGCCGCCTCTCGCTGCGGCATGATATCCATCGGGTATGAAATTAATAAAGGAGGCATAGATGGGCTGTCTACGTAAGCACACTAAATACCAGCCAACGGATAATGAGTGGCCCTCCTGCCCAAAGTGTGGCGGGCGAGTAATACTCAACTCTGATTTTATGGACCTAACCGATGACTGTGATTTACTTCATGTGGACGACGATATTATATGTGAGGAATGTGAATACGGCCTCGGGTCAGGTAGATCTTTTGCCAATAAACTCCAGAAGCAGAAACACTTGATTCCCTGCCCCCACTGTAATGGGACTGGCCTTATTAAAGATACTCTCGAAAAAGTCTAAAAATACCCCCAATTTTAGCGGCAAGATAGACCTTGACCTTGCGCATAAAAAGGTATTTTGACATAACTTCCCTAAGGTAATAAGACTATCACCAGTAGTAACTAGACGACTAGACTCAGACCCCTAACACCTAGTGACCCTCCGTGTAATTATACTTGCACTAGCTCTATAAAAATTACTAAAAATATCAAAGTATGCCCCGGATTGCCCTCGCTCACATAATTATCAGCTACTAGAAAGAAAATACCTAAAAATATCAAAGTATGCCCCAGATCACCGCCTGAAGCAGGTAAGCAACCTCAATTCCAACATATAAAAAAGGGAATAACTAACTTTTAGGTTTCCTAGAATGACATTCGGAAATCCTGATAGTGTCAATGGGATATCTTTCAATCCAGCAATTGCTGAAAGTGCAACAAAATCATGGGTGTATATATCGGTGGTGCACTATCAGATTGATGATAAATAGCCCCATGGTAGACTCAAAATACTGTCGTGATGCACTATCAGATTGTTGACAAATAGACCATCGACATGGTGCACTATTTGCGTGATAAACTGTTTGTGTGGCAAATAGACCATAGACCAGCTGCAATAAGCCCCGTCATTTTCACCATAGTGGGCAGTAGATCTGGGATCGCGATCGATGCCGTCCGAGTATTTTTCCAGCCCTCGAGCGCACGAGCTCTCCAAAAAATACTCAATCAACTAATGCGTGACGTTTCTAGGCTATTTTTGCTGTTTCTGGGATATAATAACATATGGCGTTTGAACGCCATGAAACGACTTACCACTATTTTTAGGTATATTCTCCTAAATGACCAAGGTGAAAGATAGCCTTTCTGATTGTTGTTATCCCCTTATGATGGTTGGCGTTCAAACGCCATCTGATGATGGTGGGTCTACTTTTGGCCCTAGGGGGACTTCCGCCCTGAGACGAGCTGCAGGAGTTGCCTTCTATCCAACCGGGGTGTTAGGGAGGAAAAGCGTTGTGGCGGGCAGTATTTAATAGACCAGGAGCAGCTAGGACCCATCGCCAGATAGGCCGAGCATGGGCCCTAGCTCGTGCCACAGATACTCCATGGGCTCATGCCTAGACCGAGTATCCCTCAGGGCTTCATCCTCCCCTAGGCCAGGGCGTGATCATCTAAATCAGATCTAGATGATCACGCCCTCCGCGCGTAGCAAGGGCTATGCCAAGATGGGAGATAACCTAGTGGCTAAGCCAGCGAAACTCAGAAATACTCTAAGCCCTTGAAATCAATGGCTTATCTTTTTACTATGTGGTCAAAGATAAGCCATTGACGGCCAGCCAGTCCCAGGCTATCTATGGAGAGACGAGAAAGTTCTTTGAAAAAATTCGCGCGCTACCCCAGGGACGAAAGTCCCTTCTGAGGGAGGGCACGTGTGATCGTGCCATGGTCAAGGGCGATACGCCCCCTTGATGGTCCTATTGTGGATCAGACCATGGCACGGT